TTGCTCCGCAAGATAAGCGCCGAATTTTCAAGCAGTTACGAAAATTCGGCGCTTATCGTCCTAAGGGAAATCGAGGCCGCGGGACTTAAAAAAAAGTCCTTTATGCGACATTTCAAGCCAAAACGGGGCATAAAAAAAGCAAGAAAAAAGCAAAAAAAAGCAACTCCGCCGGCCATGCGTCATGGTCGGTCGGGGGCGCCGGGTACTTTGCGCGGCGGTGGCCACCCCAAATCGGCGCCGCGTCCGGCGCCCGGCCAGCGTCGCGGGATTTGCTTTTTTCTTGCTTTTTTAGTCCGGCTCGGATGGAGCGTGAAGGCGCCTCAAGCAATGATCACTCTGAAATTCTATCTCGATGCCCGCGCAGTGAAGGCGGGCGAAGCTGCACCCGTGCGTCTGTCGGTGCACCAGTGCTCCAAACGTGCGTTCATCAATACCGGCGTCCGTGTGAAGCCGGACCAGTGGGACAAAGGGCTGCAACGTGTGCGGCGACGACCGGACGCGGGGGCTCTCAATGCCCGGCTCAAGGAGTTGATGGAGCGTGTGGAGGCCCTCGTGTGGGACCTGCACGGCCAGGGGCGTTTCCGCGCCCTGTCGGTGACGGAGGTCAAGAATGTGCTGGTCGCCGCCATGGACCCGGAGGGGCAGGCGCCGGCGGACCCAGAGCCCGAGCCTCGGGCGTTTACCCTCGCGGCGATGATGGCGGCGTCGGTCCGGGCGCATCACGGCCGCACCAGGGAGCTCTACGAATGCACGGTCGACAGGCTGCGGGCGTGGCTGGGCAATGAGTATGAGCAGGCGAGGCCGGAAGAGGTGACGCGCTCGTGGCTGGAGCGTTTCGATGCCTTCCTGGCCCGGACTTCGCCAAGCCGCAACGCCCGCAACATCCATTTCCGCAATATCCGGGCGGCGTTCAACCGGGCCATCGACGACGAGCTTACGGCGCATTACCCGTTCCGGCGCTTCAAGTTGCGCTACGACGCGACGGAGAAGCGCGCCCTGACTCTTGAGCAGCTCCGCAAGATCATAACTGCGGAGCTGCCGGAGTCGCTGGCGGTGTCCCGCGACATATGGGTGCTGATCTTCTGCCTGCGCGGCATCAACTTCGTGGACCTCTGCCGGCTGAGACGCCTGGACGCGGACGGGTATGTGCGCTACGAGAGGGCGAAGACGCATCGGCGGTATGCGGTGAAGGTCGAGCCGGAGGCCCGTAGGCTCATAGAGCGTTACCGGGGCAGGCGCCAGCTGCTCATGATGCTCGACAAGCATCCGGAATACCGCGTCTACTACGAACATCTGCGCCGGGGGCTGGTCAAGGTGACGGAGGCGCTGAACCGCATCGACGACGGGGTGCGCATAGACAAGCTGACCACCTACCATGCGCGGCACTCGTGGGCGACGGCGGCGGCGTGGCTCGACATCCCGAAGGAGACGATCGCGGCGGGCCTGGGCCACGGCGGCAACACGGTCACGGACGTGTACATCGATTTCGACATGCGCAAGGTGGACGTGGCCAACCGCCGCGTCCTCGACTATGTCTTCTACGGCCGCTGAAAGTCGTGGCGAAAAGTCGTGGCGATTTTCGCCGTGTGTGAAAGGTAAAGGAGCGGCGGGGTTTCATGCCCCTCTCCCGACTTTCCGACTCCCCTACCCCTTGGCATCATGAAAAGCGCGGCTCCCCGAACCAACAGGGGAGCCGCGCGGCCCGGCGCGGTCAGTTATCGAACCCGCGCGGGGCTTTTAGTCTATGCTCTCGGCCGCTCTCTGTATGCGCCCGGCGAGGTCGAGCAGGCTATGCTTCAGCTTTTCTTTTTCTTCTGCTGTGAACTGGCTTGGTTTTCCGTTACCATTGACATCCGTGCCGGATAACTTATGATAGAGCCACGCGCGGGTATGTCCAAAGTACAGGCGCGAGATGCTGGCCCAATTGATAAACGGGCGGATTTCATTGAGATTGTCTTTTATTGTTTTCATGCTTGGTGGCGTTGGTGGCACCCCGGCGAACCGGGGCGCCGTTGTTAGTCAGTCTGTTTCTTTTAATTCATTGTAGAGAGTGTCGAGGTACTCTTCGATTTCCCATGAGGGATTGTGTTTTGCGTTCCTGAAGGCTCTCAAGCCTTGTATCAGTTCCGCTTCTCTTGGTGATAACTGGTTTGTTTTCATGTCCTTGTTGTTGGTTCTGTTTTACACTGCAAAGTTAATAATCTTTTGGATAATGCACAAATATTTCGACACTTATTTTTAACGCGGGTTCGGGATGAGCGCTGCAAACGGCAAAAAAATTAGCAAAATATCTTGAAAAATATTTGCGCAATTCAAGATATTTTGCTAACTTTGTAGTGTCAAACAAGAGAGTTTGGCGGGGTTAAGCTCCTTCACCGAAAGTAAGGAGCAAAACCAAAAACCGGCAATACAATGAAGCGTAGCCTAGAAATTACATTCAACGTATTGGTTTTCAAGATTACGATTAAGTTCGAGTTCTGAGAACCGCCCCGGCGCCCGAAAGGGCGGCCGGGGTCCGCCGGCTTTGGTTTTGCGGTGCAAAGTTATAAATTAATTATGGAAGAACAAAACGAGAAGAAAGGATGGGGAGGCGCCCGCAAGGGTGCGGGCCGCAAGAGGATTCCCGACAGGGACTGCAGGGTGGCTTTCGGGCTGTCGGTCGAGGCCAAGCGGCGGCTGGTCAGCTGGGCCGATGCCCGGGGACTGTCGCTGCAGGAAGCGGCCAATCGCATCTTCAGCCGGCTGGAAGTCGGGGAACAGTGAATCGAGACGCCTGGAAAAGGCGGCCACCGTATCGGGGCGGTGGCCGCCTTGCGTCATTCTTTCGCGGCAGGCGGGGAGTACTTGAGGCCTTTTAGCTTATCCCGGGGAGGGCGCGGGCCGCGCGGGTCGCGGCAGTCGGTGCGCTCGCAGCGCCACACGCGGTGATAGTCGGCCTGGCGGCGGGCGTCGCCGAGGGCGGCGGCGAGGCGGGCTATCTCTTCCTTGTCGGCGTTGCGGCCATGCTCGGAGTCTATGACCTGGGCGGTGAGGTGCCGGATCTGCGCGGTCTTGTCGGCGATGTCCTTGTCCTGCTCGGCTATGCGTTCGGCGCTTTCCTTGGCCAGTCGGATGTACACCTCGAGGCTCTCCTGCTGGTGGGAGATCTGGAGGTGGAGCCGCTCGACCTCGGCCTTGTCGGCGTCGTCCTCGGCCAGGTCGGCGCCGGCGTCGTCTTTGCGCCGGCGGGCGGGTATGAGCCAGTGGAGCACGACGTCGCCGACGAAGCCGAGGCCGAGCAGGGCGATGATGAGGTTTTGCCAGTCCATGATGCCGAGTCATTTGCGCCGCCGCACGAGCCATATCACCGCCACGCTCAGACAGGCGCCGACCAGCAGCGCCATCGAGCAGGGGCCGGCCAGCGCCTCGAGGCGCTCCCGGCGGCTCAGGGGCCTCTCCACGGGCACGGGGACGGAGACGCGGACGGTGTCGACGGCAGTCTCGCGCACAGTGTCGCGGAGCAATTTCGTGCGGTCGCGGTAATGGTATTCCGCCACGCGCACCGTGTCGCCGAGGCTGATGACTGCCACCGAGTCGCGGATATAGACAGAGTCGATGCGCAGCTGCGAGCGGTAGAGCGTGTCGGTGTGGTAGACGGTACCCTGCACCGGCACGTACACCTTGCGGGAGCAGGCGCACAGAAGAAGCAGGGCGCACAGTGCGGCCACAGGGGTTATTCCACGGTTATCCATATCTGTTCGTTGCGTTTCATCTGCGCCTCCCACAGCATCGGGTAGAGGCGTTTGCACGTGGCCATGGAGTCGGTGACGCCGCCCACCACCGTGTTGCGGCCCAGTATGATGCAGCCGGCCGAGGAGCGGGCGCTGCTGCCTGCGTGGATGAGTATGCCCTCGAAGTGGGGAACGTCGAGCAGGCGGGGGAGCATGCCGCACAGGCCGTTGGGCTTCCACCAGTCGTACTCGCGGCGCTGCGAGAACTTGGGCGACTGCACGGCCATGGTGACACGGTAGCGCCCGTTGGGGATGGCCGTCTGCGCGTATATCTTGGCCTCGCCGTTGTCGAAACGCCCGTTGTGGTTGAGGTCGCGGTCGGTGTCCTCCACGGTGTCACAGAAATACTCCCCGTCGATGTAGAGGCGCCCGATTGTGTAAGTCGGTCGGCGGGCTATGCGTCTGAGCAGTATTTCCATGGCGCTACTCGGTGAAATAGTTTGCGAAGTAGGCCACGGGGGTGGCGGCCAGGGCGCCTATGAAGTCGGCGACCAGGTCCCACACGCAGAAGTGCCCGCCCGGCTTGCGGCTGTCGCGGATCTCCTTGCCGATGCCCACGGCCAGCGTCAGCAGCAGCACACAGAGCGCAGCCAGCCACGGCGAGAACGGCACGAAGCTGAACACGCCGGCCAGCACGGAGCCCAGGCCGAAGCTCAGAGCCATGTGAAACACCTTGTCGTAACCTTTGCGGTCGTTGCAGATTTTCTTTGTCATGATGTTTTGATATTTATGTAAGGGGTTTGTACGCTTCGTGCTGCCGCTGTTTCAGCTCGTCGGCCTCGGCTGTGGTTATTTCCTTCCAGTTGGCGGGATCGTCGGTGGCGGCCAGGGTTATCTCCGAGCCGAAGGTGCGGTCGGTGATGGGGGTGTTGTCGTCGGCCTGCGTCAGGACGTGGCCCTCGGCGGCTGTGATGCGCCGCAGCGTTACCGTGTATGTGCTTGTTTCCATTGTGCTATGAGAATTGGATGAACGTTATCGATTTCTCCGAGGCCTGCGCCTTCATCTCGTCCGTGAGGCGGGCGTAGGCGTAGGCGTGAAGCGTCACCTGGCGGGTGCCCGAGGTCGTGGCCTGCGCGTTGGTGATCATCCATTGCAGCGAGTCGACGTTGAGGTCCGGCAGGTTGCGCAGGTCGTATGCTTGAACAGCGGTACCCCACCATCCGAAGTGCATCTCCTCGACCGGGCATGTCATATAGGGTGCAGGGTTGCCCCCGCCGGTCATTGTTCCGATGACTTTCTTGAGCTTCGGGACGGCGTAGAACATATTGTTGCAGGTATTTGCGGCTCCTATGTTTGCGACTTCCATATTCGTGCAGCCGATGAAAGCCTGCTGGAATTTCACACTGTTGGTCGCATCGAATCGCGGCGGCAGGTTGGTGCGTATGATGTGCTGTCCGCCGTAGAACATCGCCGCGTCGTAGTTTCGCGGCGTCCCGGCGTACCAGGTGGCTATCGCCTCGGCATAGCTAAGTCTAAGTCTGTTCAGGAGCCACTCGTCGGTGTCCGGGTCGTAGTGGCCGTGCACGGTGCGCGTGGACGGGTTTCCTCCCCACCCCTGGTTGCAGCAGGCCTCGTTCCACAGGTCCGCTAACAGGGCCTTCTTGGCGTCCATGGGCGGCGCGGCGATGCAGCGCAGGCCGGTGCCGGAGGCGGGGCGGTCGTACTGGCGCCCCGTGGCGGCGCAGAGGTACGTGCGGAGGAGCAGGGGTGAGCCGTTGCTGTTGCAGACCTCGGAACGCCCCTCCCAGTCGGCGTGGTAGGTGACGGTGGAGCCGACATCGCCGCCGCCCTCGCTCTCGGCCTGCCCCACGCCCGGGCCGGGATCCACGGGGATGCTCGACACCCGCGCCACGAAGCGGCCCGCCAGCGGCGTCTCCTCGGCGCTCGGCGCCTTCCACGCGTAAGAGGTCGCCGCCGAGCTGTCGAGCCACACCACCGTGAACGTGCCTGCGGGCTGGCCGCTGTCTATGGTGGCGCCGGGCTGGCGCACCACCTCGGCGAAGCGTATGGTGGCGTCCTGCGTGGGCAGATAGGCGGCTGGCACCTTGCCGTCGGCGCCGAGAGGCGCAAGTCCTCCGGCCACGCCCTTGATGGCGTCGATGTCGTCGCCGCCCGCCCGTTCGAGCTTCTGCCCGCCGTCGGCCACGGTCATTATCGCCATGTCGGACTTGCGGATGTATAGCTTGCCGGGGCGCGGCTTGCCGTTGGTGCCGCACATTCTCTCGCTGCCCGGCCACCTGGCATGGAGCGGCTGGCCGACGGCGGCGGGCACCGCCTCGGCGGCGAAGCGGCCCGTGCCGTCGGCGTTGACCAGCCACACCACGCGGTAGTTGGCCGTTATCTCGCTGTCCGACACCGTGACGCCCGCAGCGTCCATGTCGCTGTCGTAGCCCTGCACGGCATAGACGTCCTGCGGCATCTGCGCGGCTGGCACCTTGCCGTCCGCGCCCAGGGTGGCGATGCCGGAGGCGGCGCCGAGCTTCGCATGGTCGGCTGCGGCGTCGGTCAGGATGCTGTCCACCTGGGCGCCGGTGTGTGATAATTCGTATTGTGTTGCCATTTGCGTTATGTGATTTTACGTTAATATCGGCGACCACGTGCCGCCTCCGTCGTTGCTTGCCTCGATGCCCGCCTCCGTGACGCGCAGGGCGTAATTGCCCGCCTTGATGGTCGTCCCCTCCACCACCACTTTGACGTAGCTGTCTCCGGCCCTCAGCGCCGCGCCGTCGGCGGCTATCTCGGTGGCGGTGCTGACGCCTGCGAGCGGCAGGACGGCGGGCGGCGCGTTCAGCGCCCACGTGCCGGACACGTCTAACGCGGTGTTTAGGCTCACTTCCACGCTCAGGGAGTGCGTGCCCGGCTGCATCACCACCCTGCCGAAGTCGGCGAAGGCGGCCGAGAACGCGCCCGTGCCGCTTACAGATACAGTCCTGGCGGCTATCAGGGTGCTGTCGGCGCCGCAGTCGTCGTAGAGCGCCAGGCGCACGGTGCCGTAGTACGGCCCGTCGCCGAAGTCGGGCGGCGTGTCCGGGCCCTCCGCGAGGTTGGCCGCCACCAGGAGGCTCAGGGCCGAGAGGTCGAGCTGGGAGATGGCCGCCACCTGCACGTCGCTCGCCAGCGTTTCTGTGGCCGTGCGCTCGGTGGCCTGCATGGTCGCGGCGAGCTGCGGCACGAGGACGCCCCCCTCGTCGGCGTTGTCGGGGCTGAGGGCGCCGCTATGCACCAGCAGGCGCACGTCTCCGTCGTCGCCGTAGTAGACCTGCCGGCCGCCCTCTATGACCGTGCGGGCCTTGGAAGTGTCGGAGGCGTGGCGCGTCTCCACGCGGTCGGCGGTCACTTCGCCCGCCTCCACGTACTCGGCCTTGATGCGTCCGTCGCGGAACAGGGCGGCGGTGGAGCCGTCGTTGGTGATAATCTCCGTGTCGCCCTTGAGGGTGATTTTGCCGCTCTGTATGTCGATGCCCGTCTCTGTCAGCTCCCGCTCCAGGGGGATGCGCGTCACCGACAGGCCGGAGACGCGGAACATGGTGCCGGGATGCTGGCCGCCGGGATAGCCGTCAATCTCCAGCAGCGAGCCGTTGCCGACGGGTTCCGCCAATACTACTTCAAACTCGTAGTGGCGCGTCTGCTCCGTCCAGCCGCCTGTGTTGCCCTCTATGCCCGTGATGGAAATGCTGTCGCCGCCGTCAACGTAGACCTCGAACCCGTCCCAGTCTTCCTGGTTGAAGTCGATGTCGAAGGCTATTCTGAGCCGTGTACCCGCCTTGAGGCTGCTGATTTCGGGGCGCAGGGAGAGCACGGCGATTTTGTCAACGCTCTCCACCGTGCCGGACTCGGCGCTATAGTCGGCCTGAGTGCCGCGGACGCTGAGACTTATGCGGTCGGCCAGGAACCGGGCCAGGGGGACCTCCGATCCGTCGGCCACAACCACGAAGTCCCCTGTGAACTTGGACCCGTAGGGGCTGATGAGGGTCTTGTCGCAGCCCGCCGTGCTGTAAGTCTTTATGCCCTGGTAGAGGGTTATGGAGGGAGCGCCCGGGCCGTATGCCGCCATTGATATGGCGTGTTGGCGCTCAGGGTTGAAGGCGTTGCCGAGCGTGGCGGCGGCGTCCCCGGCCATCGGGGCGTCGGAGCCTGCGGCGCAGTCGGTCATGCTCAGGTCGATGTAGTCGGCGCCCACGCCCACGCAGCGCCGCCACCAGTACCGCTGGCCCGTGGCGAGGTTGAACGTGCGGCACTGCACCAGGTCGCCCACGGCGAAGTCGTTGCTCACGGCCTGCTTCCCGTCGTCGGTGCGCAGGCGGCAGCGCCACACGGTGGCCAGCGACGCCGGGTCAACGACCGTCAGCGTGGCGCCGTCGGAGCCGAGCAGCTCCTTGCCGTCCGCGTCTCGAAGCGCCAGGCTGCCCAGGTACGTCTGCGCCTGCTCGACGCTGATTATCGTGCCGCCGGCGGGCGAGAGTATGCTGACCCCGCCCACCTGGCTGAGGCGACGTATCTCCAGCGTGTCGAAGATGGCCTTGTAGCGCACATACAGCCTGTCGATCACCAGCCGCGACAGCCCGTCCGCATCCAGCCCGAGCCACCACCCGTTCCCCAGCGCGTCGGCATTGTAGCCTTTGCTCATCAGGGCCTTGAGGAATTGCCATATCTCCCGTATTTCGTCGTCGCGGTCCTTGTAGGCGAACTGGTCGCGGACGGGGGAGTCTTCGGTCAGGTCTTCGGCCTCGGCCGCCAGGGCCGCCTCTTCGGCATAATCGGCGGCGAGGGCGCGGTCAGCCAGCGCGGCGCGGTCGGCCGTCAGGGCGTGAGAGGATGAGCCGCCGGCGGCCACTCCGCCGGAACCGCCGGCCGAGGTGGCTTTGGCGCCCGGACCGAGTGTGCCCGATATCTTGATGATTTTCGGCATATCTTAAAATTTTTCCACCACCTTGACGGTGGCTGCGTCTGCGCGCCAGTCGCGGTTGATCGTCGTCGGCACCATCTTGCAGCCGGGCAGCAGTGCGTCTGTGTACAGGTCGGCAAAGCCCGCGTCGGCGCCGTGGCGCGTCAGCGTGAAGGCGCGTGCGGGGCGCGAGTACTGGTTTACCAGCTTGAACACCAGGTGCTCCTCGGCGCAAAGGCCGTCGGCGGCCGTGGCGTACTCCTCGTTGTCGATCGTCCACGCAAGCTCCTTGGTCTTGAGGGCCTTGTTTATCCAGCGTCCGAGGAAGCGGGTGCCGGCGGCGGTGCGCACCGCCACGTTGGAGTATGCGAGCTTCTTGGCGTCGTAGGAGGTGATGCGGAGCTTCACCTCCGGCAGCTCAACCGCGTTGGCCTCGTCGATGGTGTTTGTGAATTTCGTCTCGGCGTCGATGTCCCGGTCCAGCGAGCCGCCCACCGTCACCGCCAGCGACAGGTCCTTGACGAAGACGCGGTCGAACGTGTAGAAATGCGGGCCCTCGTCCTGGCGGTACCACATCTCCGGGTCGTGCGGCTTGCAGAGGCCGAACTGCGGCGTCCGCTCCAGGATGCCCCACTCGGCGGGGAGCGGGATGGCGGTGCCGGAGAGGCCCCCGCCTATCCCCATGGTGTAGTCGATGGTGTTGCGGATGGGGATGTCGGTGGAGATGCACTGCGGCACCGTCCGCTTCTCGTTGGCGTCGTCAACCTGGAAGTACCACAGCTTGAAGAAGACGTCGCCCTGCGGGTCGTCCACCCATGCCGTGCCGTCCCATGAGCGCCCGGCGTGACGCAGGAAAGCGTATGTCCAGCACTCGTTCGAGGGGATGTACATGTAATTGCGGTCGAGCTTCTTCTTGCGCCCGATTGGCGAGATCTGCCCCGAAGGCACGGGGTAAGGGTTCTGGCCGGTCTCGGTGTCGGCCTGGTCGTACTGCCACACCAGGTTGCCGGAGATGACCAGGTAGGCGTCGGCGCCGCCGGCGAAGCCTCCGCGCACCTTGTGCTCCTTGACGGTGAAGTAAGGGATCTTGTCGTAGTCCCCCGACGGGTCTATGTGCCGGCGGTCCGGGTTGAACAGGCATATCACCGGCTTTGCGCTCAGCGACCGGACGGCCAGCCGGGCCGCGAGGTCATCGTGCGCCGCCGCGATGTTGGACGCCTTGCCCGTCAGGTCGGCGCGGGTCACCCACGTACCCTCCCTCCAGTCGCGCGTCCAGGCGCCGTCCCACGAGAACTTGTCCGCCTTGTAATTGTCGTCAGGTCGCTTCATTTGCATTATCATCACCCGGAACTCGTCGTCCGGGCACTTGTGCGGATGAGCGATGAAGTCTTTGGAGTGGTCCCGATTGACCGTGTTCACGAATTTGTAGGTCAGGGGATGCACGGCGTAATAAGCGAGCGCCCCGCCGGTAAACTCCTTGGCGGAGCTCCAGCCGAGGGCCTCGGGGTATGCGGCCGGAGAGGGCGTCCCGTCCTCCGAGACGACGTAGGCATCGAGCGTCACGTTGTCGGACGTGTGGAAACGCATCACCACCAGGTTAGGGTCGTTCCACTCGTCCTCCTTGACCTTGTAGACGCTGTCGAACAGGCGCTGCGCCGCCTGCGGCGTCTCGTCGGCGACGGCCAGGCGCACGTTGCACACCTCCAGCAGCGCCCCTTTTTTGGGGTCCATCTCGGCGGGGCTGTCGCCGACGATGCCGCACGGATCGGACGCCGCAGTGATGTTGTGCAGGGCCTCCGGGGCAAACGGGTCGATGGTCACCTCGTCCATCTTGTTGAAAGAGTCCGTCACCGTCACCTTGTTGTAGACCTTCTCCAGGCTCAGGGTCGCCCCGGTGGCCGCGTAGGTGTCCCCGGTCACCGCCACGTCCGCGGCGAGCCCCAGGGCCTTCAGGGTCGAGGACCCCGTGCAGGTGCCGTCCTCCACGCTGTACGACCACACCTCGGTGTCCCCGGCCAGCAGGGCGTCGTAGTCGAGCAGCAGCACCTTGTCGCCGACGGCCACGGCCGTAACGCCGAAGTAGCGGCAGATCTCCTCCAGCACCTCGCCGCACGTCCAGGCCAGCTCGTCGTCGGTCTGCTTCGGGTCCCGCCGCTGCGCAAAGAAGTTCTCCTCGGAGATTACGATGCTGCCGAAGGGGTCTGCCGCGGCCTCCGGCACGTGGATGTTCTTCGGCACGTAGAACGCCGTGTAGGCATTGCACCGGGCGAGCGTCCGGGCCATCAGGGCCGCCATGGTGACGGCCGCCCCTTTGTCATTTGTGCGGTGCTTGAGGTATTGCAGCGATGCCAGGGCGCATGAGCAGTCCACCGCCACGGTCTCCCGCGCACGGGCAAAGCCCTGCCGGTAGATTGTGGGGTCGACGTAGCCCGTCCAGAGCACCGACCCGTCGGCGTCGAGCAGCTCGGCGCGGGTACCCTGCGCCTTGCCGCTGTACAGGTCGAACAGGTAGTCGCCCACTACGATGCTGGCCGTGGCCGCCTCGTAGCGCGCCGGCTCGTAGAGCGTCTTCCCCTCCGACATGGCGGTAGTGAATGGAGAGGCGCCGAGCGTGAGCGCCACGTCCGGGCCCTCCGTGGCCGTGGTGAAGCGAAGCGTGAGCAAGCGGTCGGCGTTGTAGCCGCAGTAGAATTGTCCGATGTATTTCATGCAAGGCCCATTTTCGCTTTGTATGTGTCGACACAGCCGACTAACTTGTCTCCCTCCAGGACGAAGCGCACCTGCACGGGAGCGGCCGCGCGGGAGCCGCCTGAGTCGAGCAGGCGGAAGAGGTTGGACTGCTGGGTGCGGTTGAGGATCATCTCCCCGGCGTTGACGCGGGCCACGATGGCGTCGCCGTGGAAGGTGTTGCCGTCGATGATGCCGCCGCCCGCAAAGCCCTTGATTGTACCGATGACAGAGGCAACGGTGGCAAGCCCCGAGATTAAAAAGCCCAGCCACACTATGGGTCCGCCTTTGGCCGCTGCCGCGCTGGCGGTGGCGAAACCCAAGATCAACTGGCCGATTGACGCGGCTATGGCGCCCACCTTGGCGGCGGCGGAATTGGCGCCGAAGGCTTTCAGCGAATCGCCCGCCACCACCAGTGCGGCGCCCGCCTTCTCGGCGCCTGTGGCCATCTCGTTGTTGAAGATTTCGGCCAGCCCGGCCCAGCGGTCGACGGAGGCGCTTACGTCGCCGCCCATGCCGTCGAGCACGTTGCGCAGCGCCGTGAGCTTCTCTATCGCCGCATCGTAACCGTCCAGCGGGATCTCCGGGAGCCGGTCCGGTATCTCCGGGAGCACGTCCGCGGCGTTGACGGGAGCCAGAGATGTACGGTCAGCCGTATGGTCGATGATCGCCGGATGCTCGTTATCCCACTTCGCCGCATTGAGCTTCGAGGCCAGCGCCGCCTCCTTCTCCAGGGATGCGGTTATCTCATTTGCGGTCAGCGTGTGAGTTTCCCTGTACTTCTTCTCGGCCTCGATCAGCTGCTCGTAATACTTCACCGAGCCTTCTTCCGGCTTCTCCTGCTGTCGCCGTGCGCCGCCGGAGCTGCCGCCGCTTCGGGCCCCGACACTGCGGGCGCCGCCGGAGCCGCTCCCGCCATAGAGGCTGATACCCATCTTAGAGAGCTCGGCGGCGGCGTCCTGTATGTTCTTGGAACCTGCGTCGAGGGCCTTATTCAGCGCAGCCAGGGCCTGGGCGGAGCCACTCTCGTAACGGGCATTGGCGGCGGCCGCCGCCGTGGCATTAAGCTGCTCTGTCAGCTTGCTGACACCCGACTTAAGTAGCGTGTAATAGGTGCTGCCATCCGTCTCCCGCATAAAGCGATAGTCGACGCCAGGGATCAAGCCTTTTTTACGCCAATCGGTATCGTCGGAGTAGGACATCGGGCCCTGGTACGTCTTTGGCTGGTAATACTTGCCGCCGGCGATGCTGTCGAGGGCCTGCATCCGCTCCATGTACTTCTTGTAGGCCTCCATTATCATCTGCTGGGCGGCCATGGCCTTTGCGCGGAGCATGATGGCATTGACCACATTGGCGGTGTTCCCGTTGAAGACCTTCTCGGCGGCGACGAGGTTGTCGGTCTCGACGCCGACGCTGCGCAGAAAGTCGGCATTCTTTTTGAGCCACGCGGTCTTCTCGCCCTCCGTGCGCAGGGTCTTCCACTCGGCACGCAGCTGGGCGAACTTGCCCATCAGCTCGCCGGCATTGCTGGCAAGCGACTCCTTGTATGACTGAAATGTCGACTTCTGCTTCTGCGTGGTCTCGTTCTGCTTCTCCTGCTCCTTGGTGGCGTCGGCGGTGGCTGCGGCGAAGACCCCGACACCCACGGCGGCCAGCAGCACCAGGCCGGACATGTCGCCGAACAGTGCCTTGCCGACGGCCACGGCCACATTCCACGCCGTGTGCGCCGCCGTAGAGGCCGTGACCGCCGCCGTCTCCACGCCCGTTGCCGTGGCGCTGGCGGCGGTCGACACGGCGGCGGCACGCTGCGCGGCGGCCGTGGCCAGCAGGCGGATCTGCTTTATCTTCTGCATCAGCGCAGAATCCTTGTTGAGCGCGTTGGCAATGGCCTGGGCGCCGTTCACTAAAGCAATCGACCCCTGCACCTTGCGCAGCACGCTGTCGAGGCTCTCCTGGTTCACGCCGAGCATCGACGCGGCGCCGGACGCTATGGAGATGGCGCCGGAGAGACCTGCAAAGGCCTCCGACATCGCGCTTATGGAGAAATTGTCGTCCGCAAAGGCATTCGTGGCGGCGGTGGCGTCCGAAATGGCGTCCCGATAGGCGCCCGCCTGCCTTGCAAGCTCCGTAAACGTGTCGTTGCCGGCCAGGCCGTTGAGGTTCATGTCGGCCATGACCTGCTGGAGTTCCCGCAACTGGCGGCGCAGCGGCTTGCCGGACGTCGAAATCTCGTCCATCCGCTTCCGCACCGCGCCGAGCTTGACGCTCAGCTCATCCTTGCCGCTGAGGATAACGCTTAAGACTTTATCTGCCATTTAAGTTTTGTTCCACTTGTTTTGTCATCGCAGCCAGCGCGACGCGCTCGTCTTCCGTCATCTCTGTGTCGACAGCCCCGCCGGCGTCATCGTCCCATGGTAGGGGCAAAACGTCCGCGGGGCTTAAAGTCTTGGTCGAATTAGCCTGCGCCGTTATGTAGGCGAGCAGGCGGGTGCGCTCCCAGTCATCCCGGTGCACCAGGTCGCGGTTGCTCAGCAGGGCCGCCGCCTCGAAAGGCTCCATCCGGTGGAGCACATAGTCGGGAGCTATGCCATACTCGCCGACCAGCAGGGCGAAAACCTGCGAGGCGGTCAGTTTTTTTTTGAGCCGTCGCCGGCCTCCTGCCCCGTCACCGCCTGCGCAGCCTGGGAGCGCCGGTGCAGGTCGTCCAGCAGGGCCGCGAAGCCGTCGGCGGCGTCGGGGGAGGCGTCGAGGGCGTCGAGGAAAGCGCGGAAGTCGAGCATCGGCCTGTCCGGGTTGGCGGCAATCACCATGCACCAGCAGTAGAGCATCTGGTCGGTGAGGGTGTCGAGGTCGAATCCCTTGCCGGTCACCTGCTCGTAGTACACGGCCGCGGCGGTCGACGCCCGCACGGCGTACCTCTCGCCGTTTAGCGTAATCTGCGCGGTAATCACGATGCGGGCGTGTATTTGGTCAGCGGCCCGGTGCCGGTGAAGGTGACGGTGAAGGAAGCCTTGTCGTTGTTGGGCATGTTCAGCTCGAGCGAGGTGATGATGGCCTCGCCGGTCCGGCAGCCGGTGCCGGGCGTCCAGCCCATGGAGGGCACGTTGTCGACGGGCGTAGCGCCCTGGTGCTGCGAAGCCATGCCGAGGACCATGGTGACGGGCGTCTGCGCAAGCTGGAGGTCGAGCAGGTCGTCGTATGTCAGCCCCGGGTTATCGTCTCCCTGGAGTGCATAGGCATTTTCCGAAGTCGCCTCCCAGCTGGTGATGCCGGCCTCCACCTCCTGGAATTTGCCGCCCGAATCCTTGGAGGTCGTCTCCTTGGTGTCGGTGCTGACCTTCAGCGTGTGCGACTTCGCCATAGCGATAGCCTTGACGGCATCGGCGACCTTGACGAAGGCCATCAGGTATGCGCCTTTTATTGCTTTCATTCGATAGTGATTTGAAATGTTAATATTTGCAGGTAGACGGCGTCCGGGCCGTCAGGCTCGACGCCCTCCGTGGCGCCGGCCAGGCGCACGCGGGCGATGTCCCGGCGCCCCATGCGGACGCCTGTCAGGCGAGCCATGGCCAGGCGCGCCTCGCAGGCGATGTCGAGGCTCCGGGCGTAGTCGGAGGCGGCCACGGTCAGCTCCACGGCCAGCTCCTCGGCGGCGGTGCCGTCCTTGTCGTACATCTCCGCCAGCGCCGTGCGCCGGTAGGTGATGAGGGGGAAGGTGGCGTCCACTGCCGGGATCAGCGGATAGACATCGGAGATGCCGTGCAGGGTGCCGTGTATCAGCTGTCCGAAGTCGAGGGAGTTCTCAACCATGCTTCCAGGCTTTATCCACGGCCGACAGCGCGGCACGCTCCATTATGCGCAGGGCCTCGTTGTGGCGGCCCATGGCGTCGGTGAAGAACCGGCGCGGGGTCACGCTTCCGCGGTAAGCCCCGTCCTGCTTCTTGCGGCGGCTGCGGCCGGTATGGCGCTGCGCCGTGCCGGAGTTGAGCCAGTGCGAGCGCATATCGGTGCGGATGGAGAGGAAAACGGAAACCATCAGGTCGCGCGCGGTGTTGTGCACACGCACGGCATCCGCCAGGCGCTGGCCGCGGAACGTGCCGACGGTCGTCGCGGCGTCCGCGCCACGGACACGCCGCATCATCAGCGCACGCGCCTGCGAAGCCAAGTAACCGGCGCCGGCGCGAAGCCCGGTCATCACGGCCTGCGGGCAACGCCTGGCCAGGTCGCGGACAGAGGCCTTGAGCCCGGCGTCCTGCATGGTTATTATCTCCTCTGTCATTCTACTTGTTTACCGGGGTTATTTCGATTGTCTGGCATTGCATCCGCCTGTCGGGCAGCGGCGGCGAGACCTGCTGCCACTCGCGGCCGTACAGCCGCACCCGCCAATCCGGCGAGACGGCATGGTAAATGCGCACGGTCAGGGTCAGGCGCTGCTCATAGAAGGGCTCGTCGGCGCGGGCCGTCAGGGCGCCGCGCTGCTGCTGCACCCGCGCACGGGTGGTCAGCGCCTCCTCCCAGGTAACGGACCCCTTGCCGTACGGGGAGGCTGCATCCACGCGGCGCAGGAAGGTGACAGGGGTGTCGAGCAGTCCGGCTCTCATCGCTTCGAGGCTTTTGACACCGTCAGGAACTCGACGCCCGCATTGTCGGGCCGCGGCTCTGTGCCGAACCGGCGGTAAGGCGCCACGAGGTACTCCAGCGTCAGGGGCACGGCGGCCACGGTCGCGCCGTACACCACCGGCTCCCGGCTCGCGTAGAAGTGGGCCGTGAGCATCAGGATGGCCAGGCGCACCTGCTGCGGCAGCTCGCCGTGCCGCTCCTCCAGCTCGCAGAGGCCCGCGAGGTCGAGGTCGGCGGCTATGGCGCCCTCGGCCGCCGACGCCTGCGCCAGTATAAGCGCGTCGTCGGCGGTGAATGAAGCGTCGATGTTGAGGTGGCGCTTCAACTCTTCGAGGGTGACATATGCCGGGGCGGTAGCCATCAGGTGGTTTTCAGCTTGGCCTTGGCGAAGGCGGAACGACGGGGCTTGGCGTCCCAGTAGCTGTTGATGACTATGCGGGTCATGGCCTTGGTGGCCATCGTCAGGGTGTCGACAATCAGCTCGACGCCGCCCCACTGGCAGATCACGAAGTCGGCGAAGTTGCCGAGGATGATGCCCTTGGCGTTGTTGGTCACCAGGGCGGGAATGCCGTTCACGTCGCTGCCCTCCATGATGAAGCGGCCGCTGCCGGTGTCGCGGGAGGCGGCGCGGAGGGCTGCCTTGATGGCCGGGGACATGATGTAGCGGAGCTCGCCGGTTACGTTCAGCTCCTCCACCTCTCTCTCCAGGTCGATCATCTCCCTATAGGTGGGGGTGACCTGGGCGGTGACGCCGTTGAACAGGCCCGCGGGCTGAGTGGCGGAGCCGGCTGCGTCCCCAAGGATGGTGGACTCGAGCTTCTGCCGCAGGGCCATTGCGAGGTCGGAGCGCAGCAGCGCCTCGGCGTTGACGCTGTCCTGGATCAGGAACTGGTTCGAAATGTCGATGTGGGCGGTCAGGCGCTTGGGCGAGAATGTAATCTCGGAGAATGAGCCCTTGCCGTCGGTGGCATCGCCGTTCTCGGCCGCCCAGGTGGCGGAGGAACCGGAGTAGGAAGGGAGCTTGATATTGCCCACCAGCCCGCTCATCGTCGTGCAACCGGCCTGTGCCAGCACCAGGTTGTCGTACAGCGGGCCGAGAATATTGAGGGTGCCGGTGGCCACGGCCTCGGCGCCGTAGTTGGTGGTGCCGGCGGTTATGGCCGTAGGCGTGGCCGGCGTGTCGCCTTCGGCGCGGCCCTCGACGGGGAGCACGATGCCGCCGCCAAAGTCGAGGTTGGCGCGGCTCATCATCTCGGCGCCGCGGCGGCAATACTCCTGGTCGGCCTCGGTCATGGAGCCGCCGCCGTTGTGCATCTGGCTGCGGATTATGCGCATCAGGGACACGCCGCCCTCGGCGTGGCGGCGCTGCGGGCGGGGCACAAATGCGTTGGGCGCAGGCGCCCCGGCGGGATTGGCGGAGCGGCCTTCCGACTGCTCCCGGGCCTCCTGCTGCTCCTCGGCAGCGGTGCCTTTGTCTTTGTCTTTTGCCATATTGTCATCGGATTTTTGCTCTTTGTCGTCATCGGCCTCGGTGCTCTCCGGCTCCTCCGCCGAGCGGGCGGAAACGGAGGTGTCCTTGTAGGCGGGGAAAGCTACTACGCTGACGTCGTAAATGCGGGAGATGTTTGTGATGGTGCGCTGCTCTATGTCGTCGTCGCACATCTCCCAGCGTTGGTCGCCAACCACGAAATAGAAGCTCATTTGGCGGTAGTCGCCGCGCCGGATGCCCTCCAGCACCGTATCGCCAAAGGGAGACTCCGGCAGGTCGCAACTGATGTAGACGCCGTCGTCGCGGCGCTCCAGCTGCAAGGTGCCTTCGCCCTTGCAGCTGCGGCCGAGCACTCCGGCGGCAGGGTTGTGCTCCAGGGTCAGCACCACGTCGGAGTTGGCAAGCAGCTCGTCGCTTATGGCTTCCGGCAGTATCATTTCCCGGAAGCAGCCGCCTATCACCGTAGGCGAGTTGAACACGATGGCCCGCCCCGATATGCGGCGGCTGTCGGCGCCCTCCGCGCGAAATTCGGCGCAGCGGAGCTCCGCAGTGCCGTGCCTGGGTCTTTTAGTTGTCATCTGAGGCTTGATTTTTATTTGATACAGTCCCGCTGCTATCATTTTGCAGGCGGTTGTCGGCGGGCATGTTCCGCCCGGCGTTCTGCAGCTCCATCAGGTTCACCTGCACGAAGTGGCTGTCGCCTCCGTCGATGTGCGGCAAGTCCAGGTCGCGCCGGATCTCGTTGACCGACAGCACTCCGCAGTTGAACATCTTGGAGTAGTAATTGGCCTGGCCGTTTTTGTCCGCCCGCATCAGGCTGGCGGTGTTGAATCCGCACTGGTACCCCCGTGCCAGCTCGGCCGGCGAGAAGAGCTTCCGGGAAAATTCCTGCTCGAACTTGACGATCAGCGGCAGCAGGGTGTCGTTCAGGAATGCCAGCTCGGTGGCCTCTACGGTCGAGTAGGATGAATGGGTGTAGTCGAACACCTTCTGCGGCGAGACGTGGAAGAAGCGGCAGATGTCCTCGACGCTGTACTTGCGGCTTTCCAGCAGCTGCGCGTCGAGGGGAGTGACGCTGATGGGGGTGTACTTCGCCCCGCGAGCGAGCACGGCCACGCCCCCCTTGTCGCCGAGCCTCGCCCACTCCTGCTGCATCTCCCTGCGCTGCTGGGCCGTCACCGCCACGTCCGAGGATATAACACCGGCCAGCGCGCCGCCCGACTTGTAGAAATTCCGGCTGCTCTCGTTGGCGTACCCCGCCAATTCTATTGAGCGGGCGGCGTGCTGCAATGTGCTGATGCCGTTCACCCCGTCGTCGGTGTAGTTGAGCACGTGAATCATGTCGGACGCTGGCACCGGGTCGCGCAGGCCCGCCACCGTGTATGTCGGCGGCTCGTCGATGTATGCGGAGGCGGCCACGGTCACGTCGCCGGGCGGCAGGAAGTGGATGGCCACCGGGGAGCCCGCGCTGTCGCGCTCGATGTATGCGTAGGCGTTGCCGCGCAGCAGCATCGACTGCACCATAAGCTCTATCAGAGTGTAGCGGCTGACCACGCCGTTGGGCGCGAGGGCCAGCAGACGGTAAAGCGGGTGTTCCGGCGCCACGGAGCTGTGGCCGCACCGGTCGCGGCGGTAAGGCTCCAAGGGCATCATCGCCATGGCCTTTGCCAGCACGCCGACGCAGGCGTAAACCACCGACAGCTGCATGGGAGCGCCGGGGGTGAGCCCTAATTGGCTGCCGAGACGCAGCACACGTGCGCCTTTGCGGGAAAACCTGTCTCTTATTGCAGAAAATATGCTCATGCGTTATACGAGATTTGTCATGCCGATGAAGTGGTCGGCCTGGCTCACGCCCAGGGCGGTGAGCATCGCGATCACTCCGTCTATTTTTTGCGCGGCCGAGGCCTTGACCGGCTTTCGGTTCTCGTTCCAGTCCTCCTTGATATTCACGTTCCGGAAGCAAAAACGGGTAATGGGGCTGTACTCCACCGCCGCGTTGCCGGACAGCATCAGCCGCTCGAGCTCCTTTGTGGGCCGGGAGAAATTGCCGATGGTCTGGCCGAACTCCTCCAGGGGATAGCCAGCCTCCGTCATCTTGATGGCCCACTGCGTGGCGTTCCACTTGTCGTAGCCGATACACAGGATTTCGTACAGCGCTGCATTGCGCTGCATGTCGGCACAGATGGCATCGTAGTCGGTAACGTTGCCGTCGGTGAGTTTCAGGAAACCCATGCGCCACCATTGGCGGTACAGCTCCTTGTTGAACTTGTCGGACAGCGCCGACTGCGGGAGGTAGTAGTCGGTGAAAAAATGCATCAGGCCGTCGGCACGCGGGAAGAGGTAGCTGACGGCGGTGAGGTCGCTGACCGCCGAGAGGTCGACGCCCACGAAGCAGATCCGCCCCGCGAGGGCCGCCCGGTCCGTCTTCGCCATCGCCCGGCTCACGTATGCGTCCGGCACCCAGACCATGGCGGCGTCGCACCACTCGTTGAGGTTCTTGGTGCGCACGCTCACCTCCTCGGCGGGATTGTTGACGGCGGACGCGACCTGCTCCCGCAGGTACTCCTCGGAGACGGTCACGCCGAGATTGGGATTCGCCCGGCGCCACGCCGCCGGGTCCTTCCAGTCATCATCCGCATCCATGGCGAAGATGACAGCGAAGGAGGCGTCATCCTCCTTCACGCCGTGGAGTATGTCCACGCACGTCTCCCGAAGCCGGTAGCAGGGGCATTCTTTGTTGAATCCGGCAGTGGTGATGACAAACAGCAGGGGGTTCCGCCGCATGCCCATGCCGGACACGATCACGTCGCGCATCTGGGAGTTGGGCGCCGCGTGGTACTCGTCAATAATGCCGACCGAGGGGTTATACCCGTCGTTGGTCTTCGTGTCGGCGCTGATCACCTTGAGGCGTCCTGTGATCGAGGGCACTTTTATCTCGTCGCGGAATATTTCCAGCTGCCTGCCCCGCGGGTCGAGCTGCCGGGCGAATTGGGACAGCATCTCGAAGTCGACCGCCTTGGCCTGCTCCCGGCTGTTGGCGCCCACAATCACCTCCGGCGACGCCTCGCCGTCGAAGAGCAGGAAATAGATCGCCAGGGCGTTGACCAGGAAGCTCTTGCCGTTCTTACGGCTTATCTCGATATATGCGCGGCGGTAGCGGCGGCGCCCGGACGC